GTGTCCTCTCCCCCTCCGGCATTGAACCGGGGGTCGCCCGCACACGTACGCGGAAATCTAGTCTAGGAGGCAAACGGTGACCATCGTTAATTTTGGCTTGCGTCACCCGGGAGCAGCCGGACGAGTTATGGCTACAGGTCGAGTGGCTTGGATACCCACCGAACGCAAGATTGATGGGTCTCTCGTAGTCCTTCCGTCCCGCGTTTCGGTCACTCTGACCCCCGAAGCATCCGCCGAGATTGAACCCGGCGTTTACCTGTTCCATGAAGAGGCCGTCGGCGGCATCTCCGCTTACCGGATCGTCCCGAACGCCATTGAGGTCGAATACGCCTCTTTGGTGGCGGTTGATCCGACCACTCTGGACCCCGAGGCGCAGCCCGAAGCCGCTTGGTACGCCTTCGTGGAGTCTCTGAACGCCTCCAACGCCGACATGCTGGCTTCGGCGCTGTCCGCGCAGCACTCCGCCGAACTCGCGCAGCTCTCCGCGACCGGTTCGCAGACCTCCGCTGCAGCTTCGGCGCAGCTTTCGGCAGGATCGGCGTTAGATTCCCAATCCTCGGCCAATGCTTCTGCCAACTCCGCAACTCAGGCCGGAACGGCCCGTGATGGGGCAGTTTCGGCCCAGGCATCAGCTGCTGGATACGCTTCGGCGGCTTCCGGATATGCCGGAGATGCCCAGGATTCCGCCGACGAGGCGGCAGTACAGGCAGGACTGGCCCTCACCCGGGCCGGGACGGCCACGGACAAGGCCGCAGAGGCTACTGCAGCGGTTCTGGGCTTCGGGATCGGCACGGTGTCCACCGTGGGGCCTTCCGTCCCCGCGTCTGCTACCGTGACTGGCCCTGTCGGTAACCGAGTGCTCAATCTGACCCTCCCTCGTGGCGCAACACCGGTTTTCTCGGTGCTGGAGACCACGACTGGGCCTGAAACCCCCGGCGCAACCGGCCTCAAGGGTGACACCGGTACCAAGGGTGACCCCGGTGGTATCGTCCTAGGTACTCTGATTACTGGTCCTGCAGATCTCAACGACTACAAGACCCCCGGAGTTTACCGGACGACCACTACAGCAAACATTTTGAACCTTCCGTGGGCCTTCGTGGGCACTCTGACAGTATGGCAGAATAACAACGCTACGCCGATGTTTTGGCAGGAATACACCCCGGTTACATCGGGGGGTGCTCAGGTGTACTGGCGGAGGGCTTTCGGCCCGACTCAGGTTTGGGGTCCTTGGCGGTCCTACACATCAACCCGGGTAGACACTACCGCTGGCCGAGCAATCTACCAGTGGGACGACCTAAACCTCCGCGAGCAGCTAATGTACGGTGACACAGGATTCCGTCAGCTTACGTTGGAGAATGGCTACCTCGGCGGACTTTACCTTCGCCGTTGGGGTTCAATGGTTAACCTAACGGGAACCATAACTCGGCCAGTTGGAGGGTCTCTCAATGGGATTTTCTACTCTCAGATACACATCGGATTCCGGCCTCAAAACAGCAACTGGGTACATCACCCGGTAAGGCACAGCAATAACGCTGCGTGGTTCAGTTTTTACCGGAAATACACCGAGTTCACTTTCGAGAATTCGACTGGCGACAGCGACGCGGCTCAAGTTCGAATCGATGTCACGTGGATGACTGTTGATCCCTGGCCGACCGTACTGCCCGGTATCGCGTCGGGCACTATACCTAACTCCTAGGAGGATCAAATGGCACGTATACCGGATGATCCTACTAAGGCTCAGGTTTGGGTAGACAACACCGACCCGCTGAATCCGAAATTCGAGTTCTACTTCCCCCGGGGAGCTAAGGGCGAGACTGGTGGTATTGTAAACCCCACCAATATCGGGTCCGGGTACGACTGGAATAACCTGATCGTCTCGGGTATGTACTACGCGACCGGCTCCGATTTGGCGGGACAGCCCAACAGCCCACCCGCCATGGCAATCGGTGTTAATATCATGGTTCAGGCCCGAAATGCCGCTGTGGTAACGCAGATCGCTTGGACGGTATCGAACGCACACTCGCAGATCCAGTTCCAACGGTCGCTTGTGAGTGGCGTGTGGGGTCCGTGGAAGGTGTACCGAAACACCACCATTGATAACACCTCGGGTAAGGTAATGACCGTATGGGATGAAACCCAGAACCGGTCTCAACTAATGTATGGTGATACTGGCCTCCGATCAATGCCACTCCCGGATCACATCACCGGGGGGACATGGCACCTGAGGCGAGTAGGGTATCAGGTTTACCTTTACGTCCAGTTCACCGGGGTAAACAACAACACTGGACAGGACGCTCAGGGTTACGTGATATTGCCGTCGGCGAGCATACCATCTGGGTTCCAACCTCAAGTTACTGTCCCCATTGTTGGTCTAGGTCGAATCGGTACTTCAAACCACCGACAGCCGCAGACGTCTTTCCTCTACTCTGACGGCAGGGTTGCTTTGGAGAAGGACGAATCGAACACCCTCGGCGCTATTATCAACAGCGCCTCGGCGTCGTTCTACCTTGCAGCGGTTTACACAACCGCTCAGGCTTGGCCAGCTACCCTGCCGGGTAGCGCCTCCGGCACTGTACCAAACCTTTAGGAGATACTGTGGACCTTCACGGAATGACTGACGAGCAGCTTGAACAGCTCCTCAACCTCGTCCTGAACGAGAAAGAACGCCGGGAACGGCTCAAGCAGATTCCCGCCACCGTCGCGATGCTCGCTGGGCAGTTCCGTGACGGTGGCGGAGAACAAACAGAGCTGCTCGCAGCAATCGGAGGGTAACATGGGATTCGATCCGGCCTCGTTCGACAACAAGAAAATGTCGGAATACGTCGAGAAGTCGATCGAAGCCATGAAGGACGACCTCTCCGAGAAGGACTGGGGGATCGTCGGCGGCATCCGGACTATGGCGGAATATTGCGATAGCACCCGGCATACCGTCGAGGCCCTCAGCCTGAACGGCGAGGCCGAGCCGAAAGATTTGATCCGCGCCATGGAGCTTCACAACAAAGCGATCTACACGATCCCGCAGATCATCTCGGGTCTGGAGAAGCTCGGAGGCTCCATCGCCGCTCGTAAAGCACTCGACATCAAGAACGAGAAGCCCAAGAGCGGCCTTGCAGCAGTGAGGGAGCTTCGAAGTGGCAACAACAGCGACGAAAAGGCGACCCGCAAGCCGTCAAGCCGGGTCAAAAAGGCCACCGGCTAGGAAAGAGCTGCTCGGCTCGGAGGTCCCCAGGGTTTACACGCCACCAAAACGGCGGCTGACCCCCAAGACCACCCGAGGGTTCGAGTGTATCGCTTTTGCCGAGCAGGTGCTGGGCCTTTACCTGTACCCGTGGCAGAAATGGGTGCTGCTGCACGCGCTGGAGCTGAACCCGGACGGCAAGTACCGCTTCCGCACCGTGGTTCTGTTGGTTGCCCGCCAGAACGGCAAGTCCCTGCTGTTGCAGGTCCTGTCTTTGTGGCGAATGTACGTCGATGAAGCCCCGCTCGTAATCGGCACCGCGCAAAACCTCGACATCGCTGAGAAGCAGTGGTCCGAGGCGGTCGCGCTCGCCGAAGATAACGAGGACCTCGCCGCCGACATTTCCGCCGTGGATAAGACCAACGGCAAGAAGTCGCTCCGGATCTCATTCAAGAACCCGGACGGCGAGATAGTCCGCTCCCAGTACAAGGTAACCGCCGCTACCCGTAAGGGTGGCCGTGGTTTGTCCGGCGATTTGGTGATCTTGGACGAACTCCGAGAGCACTCCTCGTGGGACGCATGGGGCGCAATCACCAAGACCACAATGGCCCGACCCCGGGCACAGGTCTGGGGCGTCTCCAACGCGGGCGACTCTTCCTCGGTCGTGCTGTCGCACCTGAGGGATCAGGCCGCTGCAGCGATTGAGGCGGGCGACACCGACGAGGTTTCGCTGGGTCTTTTCGAGTTCTCCGCGCCACCAGAAATGCCGACCTCGGACCGTCGGGGCTGGGCAATGGCGAACCCCTCCGTGGGGCACAAGGACGCCGAGGGCGAGATCCGCCTGACCGAGGAAGCGTTGGCTTCGGCTCACGCTACCGACCCCGACCCGGTATTCCGGGTCGAGTGCCTCTGCCAGTGGGTTTCGACCGCAGCGGTCGGACCTTGGGAGGCCGGTCACTGGGAGAAGCTCAAGGACATGAATTCGAAGCGAGTAGGCAACTACTACTTCGGCGTTGATGTCTCGTGGGACCGCAAGTACACTTCAATTTCGGTGGCTGGTTTCCGCGAGGACGGCAAGATCCACGTGGAAGTTATCGCCTACCGCGCCGGAACAGACTGGGTGATACCCTGGCTGGAGGAGCGGAAGGACCGTGAAGGACTTCTCGGGGTCGCTCTGCAGGAGAATGGCTCCCCGGTGGCGTCGCTCCTGAAAGACATGGTTGAGGCCGGAATCCGCGTGGTTGGCTGGGCCGGTGGCGAACTAGGCCGAGGAACTGGCCAGTTCTACGACAAGGTAACTCAGGGTGTGGTCCACCACCTGAACCAAGAGATCCTGAATCTCGCGGCTTCAACGGCACAGACCAAACCCATTGCAGATTACTGGGTGTGGGACCGCAAACGCTCGCCGTTTGATGTTTCGCCATTGATCGCGATAACCGCTGCAGTCTGGGCTTTGTGCCAGCCTGTGGAGGAGCAAAAAACCAGCGCATACGATAACGAAGAGATGATCTTCGTGTGACCTCCGGAGGGAGCACTAGTGGGAATTTTTGACAACCTCCGGAACGCACTAGCACCGGCCACTCAGACCGACTATGGGTCGGTTATGTTGTGGGGTGTACCGGCCAGCTTCGATGATGTCCGGACGCTGATCCGGGGGCAGGACCCGTCCAGCCTCTACCGCAGCCAACCGAACCTCCGAACGGTGATCTCGTTCATGGCTCGCAACATCGCCCAGCTTGGGGTTCACACCTTCAAGCGTCTGGACGACAACGACCGCAAACGGGACCGGGCCAGCATTACCGCCCAGACCATCAAGTCCCCCAACCGGTCGCAGACCACCTACGAGCTGATCTATTCTTTGGTGGCGGATCTGGCCCTGTGGGATGAAGCGGTCTGGCTGGTGGTTGAGGACATCGACCGTCCCTCCGGCTGGTCCATCCAGCCAATCCCGATGCCTTGGGTTCAGGGCTTCGGGGGTGGGGACATCTGGGGTCCGGCTTGGGTGAAGGTAATGACTCCCGGCGCAGTCGAGGCAGTCAAGATTCCCATGAAGGACGTTCTCTACTTCCACGGGTGGGACCCGGCCAACCTCAACAAGGGTGTATCGCCCGTTGAGGCGCTCAAGGCCACGATGTCCGAGCAAGTACACGCTATGATCTACCGCGAGCAGCAGTGGACCAAGGCGGGTCGCGCCGGACTGGTGGTCACCCGTCCCAAGGAGGCTCCGAGCTGGACGCCGGACCAGAAGCGCAAGTTCAAAGAAGTTTTGGACTCCAAGCTGAACGGCGACTCCGGGGCTGACGCTGGCGGCTCGATCATCTTCGAAGATGGGATGGAAGGTAAGCGACTTGGCTTCAACGCCAAGGAGGACCAGTTCATCGAAGCGGCCAAGCTGAGCTTCCAGACAGTGTGTCAGGTCTACCACATCAACCCGACGATGGTGGGCCAGCTCGACAACGCCAACTTCTCCAACGTCCGCGAGTTCAACAAGTCGCTCTACACCAACACACTCGGGCCGATCCTGGCCCAGTTGGAGGACCGACTCAATACGTTCCTCGTACCGAAGCTCGACCCGGGTACGGACTCGCTCTACATCGAGTTCAATATCAAGGAGAAGCTGCAGGGTTCGTTCGAGGAGCAGGCGGCAGTGATGTCGGCTGCAGTCGGTGGTCCTTGGATGCTCCGCAGCGAAGCCCGTTCACGGGAGAACCTGCCGGAGATCGAGGGTGCCGATCAGCTGATCGTCCCGCTGAACGTCGTAACGGGTGGCCAAGCCTCACCGGCTGACTCCACCCCGGACAGCATTACCGGCCAGAACCAGTATCTGCCGCTCGCCCAGAAGGCGCAGCGGGACTGGGGACCGGTCGGGATTCTGGACCTTGGCGAGAAAGGCCGGGGGTCGGACACGATCCAGTCCAACATCGAGAAAGCGTTGAAATCCTTCTTCAAGCGTCAGTCGGCGGTCGTGCTGACTGCGCTGGGAGCCAAGGCCGGAGACGAATGGTGGGACGAGGCCCGGTGGAACCGCGAACTTGCGGAGGATCTCTACAAGCTGGCGGTAATGGTCTCTCACAAGATCGGTCGTCAGGTGGCGGAGGAACTCGGGTTCGATGCTGACACCTACGACTCGGAGCGGACGCTCAAGTTCCTTCAAGCGGTAGCCAAGTCACGAGCGGAAGCTATCAACGGGGCCACGAAAGCGGCTCTCGATGCAGCCCTGGAATCGACGGAGGACGAGGATGCTCCAAGCCCGTCCGATGTATTCTCCAAGGCCGAGGACAACCGGTCGGTGACAGCCGCAGCGGCTCTGCTCACCGGGTGGTCCGCATTCGCCACCATCGAGGCCGCAAAACAGGCCCCGGGCGAGCCAGAGGCAAAGACCAAAACTTGGATTGTCAATTCATCCAACCCGCGCAAGGCGCACTCACGGATGAACGGCGAGACGGTGGCGGTTGACGCCAAATTCAGTAACGGAGCCGATTGGCCGGGAGATCCGGTCCTCGGAGCCGATGGAGTGGCGGGGTGCACTTGCTCCGTCTCAGTATCAGTCGAGTAACCCGGAAAGGGAAAACATCGTGAAGATGAAAGACACCCGAATCAGGGTGAAAGCTGGTCCCGAGGACGGCCTCAAGGACGGCCAGTTCGAAGCCTACGCCTCCGTTTTTGGTAACAAGGACTCCTACGGCGACGTTGTAGTACCCGGCGCGTTCACGGACACTCTGTCCGGCTGGAAGGACAGCGGCAATCTCCTGCCGCTGCTGTTCGGCCACAACATGAGCGACCCGGACTACAACATCGGCCACGTGGAGGACGCCAAGGAGGACGACCACGGCCTGTTGACCCTGAACCAGCTTGATCTAGAGTCGCCAAAAGCGGCTCAGGTCTACCGACTGATCAAGGGTCGCCGGATCAATCAGATGTCGTTCGCCTACGATGTCCTCGAAGGCGGCTGGGCCAAGCGCCAGAAGGACCCGGACGCCGGAGACGGCCCGGACAACGAAGAAGAATACTTCGAGCTTCGTAAGCTCAAGCTTTACGAAGTCTCGGTGGTTCCGATTGGAGCCAATCAGGAGACCGAAATTACGGCAGTCAAGGCGGCTGCCCTCGCCGAGCAACAGCTCCGTGAGGGTACGCTCTCCCCCGCTGCTTTCGAGTCGCTCCTGAAAACCTACCACTCCATTGGCGATTTGCTGATGGGTGGTGCACGCTCTCTGGAAGCAGCCAGCGGCAAGGGCCAGGGCAAGACCGAGGAGCCTTCACCGGCCAAGGTCGAGGACCCCCGTCCAAAGTCGTCCGCTAGCTCTCGGAGCCTCGCGGCAGAACTCCAACTCCTCTCACTGGAAGGTTAATCCAAAATGGATATCAAGGCAAAGCGCGCCGCAGCTCTGAAAGCGGCACGGGAACTTCACGCCAAGGCAGGTGCGGAATCCCGCGACCTGACCTCTGAGGAAGAGACTCAGATCTCCAGCCTCATTGAAGAGGTCAAGAGCTACGACGCCAAGATCGCCGCTGGCGAACGCGGCAAGGGTCTGCTCGACGCCATTGGCGCTCTGGGCGACGCCGACGAAGAGAACGCCGACCGCCGCAAGGACGGTCTGCAGGAAGCCGCAGCTACGCTGGGCGACCACTTCGCCGCGACCGCCTACAAGGCCGTCAAGGAGAACCTCGGCACCAAGGGCTTCTCCATGGCGACCCCCGAGTGGGAAGGCCCCTCCAAGGCCGCTGGTGACACGCACACCATCGGTTCGGTCTTCCAGACCCCGGTTCTGACCACGTTCGATCGCACGATCGTTCAGGCACCTCGCCCGGAGCTGATCCTCGCGGATCTGCTCGGTTCCGGCACCCTCGCCGGTACCGCGATCTCCTACTTCATCGAGCAGGGACCCATTCAGGGTGCCTTCACGACCGTTGCAGAAGGCGCGGCCAAGCCGCAGGTCCACTTCCCGGACCCGATCACGGCGACCGACGCGATCCGCAAGATTGCCGGTTTCATCAAGTTCACCGACGAGATGATGGAAGATCTTCCGTTCGTCGTCTCCGAGATCAACACCCGCCTCCTCTACGAACTGGCCAAGTTCGAAGAGCAGCAGCTGATCTACGGTGACGGCACCGGTACCAACATCCTCGGTCTGCTGAACCGCTCCGGCATTCAGCTCGGTGCTCGCACCTCCGGCGAGTCGGTGGCGGACGCGATCTTCCGCCAGATCACCGCAGTTCAGACCGGTTCCGGCCTCACCGCCGATTCCTTGGTCATGCACCCGCTGGACTACCAGTCCCTGCGCCTCCAGAAGGACGCCAACGGCCAGTACATGGGCGGCGGCTTCTTCCAGGGTTCGTACGGCAACGGCGGCATCATGGTCAACCCCCCGGTCTGGGGTCTCAAGACCTTGGTCACCCCGAGCATCGCTCAGGGCACGGCAATCGTGGGTGCGCTCAAGCAGGCTACCACGGTCTACCGCAAGGGTGGCGTCCGCGTCGAGTCCACCAACTCGCACTCCACGGACTTCACCGACAACAAGATCACGGTCCGCGCTGAGGAGCGCATTGGCTTGGCAGTCCGCAAGCCGTCCGCCGTGGTTAAGCTGAACCTCGCACCGGTAGCCTAATATGGCGACCGTTGAGGAACAGCACAAGCTCCGTTTGGCCGGACAGGCTGCAACGGTAGCTGCTCAGGGTGCGCTGACCGCGACGGCTTCCGTTGCGGCACCGACCAAAGCTGAGTTTGACAAGGTAGTGGCGGATAACGTCGCTGGCCGGAACAAGCTGAACGAACTGATCGCAGCGCTCAAAACCGCTGGGATCGTGGCCTAGTAAAGCCACACCTTGGGAGTGGCGGGGCTGTTGCCCGGCTGTGGGACAGCTTAAACGTCAAATGACTTTGTGCCCGTCACTCCCTCTCCCATTCTTAACCCGGAAGGAAACGCCACCATGGCAAAGACCCACGTTTACGAAGTAATCATCGGCGGCATCAAGCACCGCATCCAAGCCACCGAGGAATACGCGGCCTCCTTGGGTGAAGGTGCTGCCAAGAAGCTCACCGACGCTCAGGCCGCAAAGCCGCTGGAAGTTCCCGAGGCCGGACAGCCCGAGAACAAGGAAGCTAAGGCTCCCTCCAACAAGTAACGATGGAAAGGGGTGGCCGTCTTGGTCGCTATCGCTGATATCCCCGACTTCGCGACCCCCGAGCAGTTGAGCGCCTACACCAAGGGCGCGATTCTGGCCGGGGACCCCCGCGCAGTTGACGCAATTAAGGCGGTCACCCAGTCCATCCGGCGAGAAGCCGGGTGGCACATCGGGCCGACCGTCGTGGGGCATTCCTTGACCTTGGATGGTCCCGGAGGCCCCACGCTGGCTCTGCCCACTCAGAAGCTCCAAGAGCTGCACTCCGTGACCGAGCTGGGGGTCGCCCTCGATGTGGATGAACTGGACTGGTCTGAGATCGGTCTGGTACAGCGGCCCTATTGCAAGTCATGGACGCACCGATACCGCAAGATCCAAGTGGTCATGGACCACGGGTTCGATGAACTCGCGGAATTGACCTTCCTCACGCTTTCGCTCGTCGCCCGTGGGCTGGCCTCCCCGATGGGAGCCACTCGGGAACAGGCGGGCGCAATGTCCATCAACTGGGGCACGGTCCAACAGGGCGTCTCCGGTGGGCTGGTCCCCCTCGAATACGAGCGGGAAATCATCAACTCCTACAAGCTGGTGGTCTGATGCTCCCGATATCCTTCGCCCGGACGAACCTCGTCAGGCTCCGACCCGCAGAGGTCAGCGACCACGGGAACAAATCCTGGGACTACGCGACCCCGACCCGTGCAAACCTCCCCGGCTGCATTGTCCAACCATTGCAATCGACCGAGGTTTCGATCAACCGGGACGCCACGCTCACCCAGTACAGTGTATTGGCCCCTACCGAGCACGACATCAGGGACTACGACCACATCGAGTACCTTGGCCGTGAATACCAGATCGTAGGCGAGGTACAGATCCAGCCCAGCCCGTCCGGGACGATGGACCACGCCACATTCACGATCAACCGCTGGGAGGGCTAATGGCCGAAGAGGTCAAGGTCGTCTTGAACGAACCCGGAATCCGAACCCTGCTCAACAGCGAAGAAGTACAAGCCTTCCTGCTGGATAAGGCCCGGGAGATGGAGTTCATGGCCGAATCGAACGCCATGGCAGGTTCGGTCTACGAGGACGAACCCCCGAGGTTCGAGTCCTCGGTCCAACCCGGCAAGAACCGAGCTAGGGCTTCGGTGATCACGGCCAACAAAGAGGCCAGGATCGCGGAAGCTCAGGGACGAGCGCTCTCCAGCTCGATTGACGCACTAAGGGGCTGAGATGGAAATCATCATCGCCGGGGACTCCGAGGAGATCCTACGGTCCGCTCTGGAGCGCGACGTTTCCTCGATCCTCGGCTCCCCGATGGAGGCCGCGACCAAGGTTCCGAAGCCCCGACCCCGCGAGTTCCTGATCGTCCGCCGTGTGGGTGGCGTGATGCGCGATCTGGCAACGGACGAACCAACAATGATTGTGGAGGCTTGGGCCGACACCGAAACTCGGGCCGTGAGGATCGCTTCGATCGCTCGCGGTCTGCTCCATTGGTACACCGAGATCGATGGATATTCAATACTGGGTTGCGACGAGATCTCCGGTCCCGTCAATCTCCCGGACGGTCTGTCCGCGCAAGTGCGATACACCGCCACCTACGTTGTGGGCGTCCGCTCCAACGAAACCGTTACTCCTGCCTGAAAGGGATAAATACAAAATGACTACCAAGGTCGCTAACGTATTCACAGGTGCGCCGGATCAGCTCGTCACCGGAGCAATCCTTCGCGCACCCGTCGGAACCGCACTCCCGGCGAGCATCGCCTCCGCACTCGACCCGGCCTACACCGACTCCGGCTACATCGGCCCGGACGGCTTGAAGCTGACGCCGAACACCAAGCTCTCGGACATCAAGGACTGGAGCGGAACCACGATCCGCAAGGTTCTGGAAGAGTTCGCCGCCGAGCTGGGCTGGTCCCACTTGGAGCTGTCTACCGAAGCGCTCCGGGCGTACTTCGGCGACCTCAATGTGGCGGTTATCGCCTCTCAGGCGTTCCTGAATGCTCCGGTCCTCACCAAGGGCGCAACGGCTACCACGGGCGGTACTCTCCCGGCTGGTGCGACGTTCTGGCGGATCACGGCCATTAACGCCAACGGCGAGACCCTGGCCTCCAACGAGATCAGCTCCACGCTGACCGGCACGACTTCCACTCAGGTCATGACTTGGGGCGCGGTCGCTGGCGCTACCGGCTACAAGGTATACCGTGGCACCTTCTCCGGTGGGCAGGATCGACTGGTTACCACGCTCGGCGCGGTCACCACCTACACCGATACCGGCTCTGCTGGCACGGCCTCTTCGGTCCCTGCCACCAACTCCACCGGTAACGGCCTGATGCACAAGGTCCAGCTCAACGGTCAGGACATGCCCGTTAACACTTGGGTCTTCCGCATCAAGGACGGCCCCCGCAAGCTCATGATCGTGGTTCCGCTGGGACAGGTCACCGAGCGTGGAGAAGTTTCCTTCACTCAGAAGGACGCGGTACAGCTTCCGGTCAAGCTCACCACTTACCCGGACGCACTTGGCAACAACGTCTACATCTTCACCGATACGGGCGTCTACACCGCATAAGACCCGGGCAGGGAAGGTACCGGGATCGCCTTCCCTGCCCGTCTACTCCCAATGATCCCAACCTATCCTACAAGGAGATCCCAATGACCCTTACACCCGATTTCACCCCCGAAGAACTGGCTGAGCTTCGCCGCGTCCGAGCCGAACAGGCCGCAGAGCAGAACCAGCCGATCAGCGAGGTTCTCGACGACGTACCCGCAATTTACCGGGTACCGGCCTCCAAGGCCAGCCTCCACCAGAACCAGTTCCGCTTCCAGCTCCCGGGCGAGGACAAGATCCGCTCGATCCCGAAGCTCAAGTTCCTCAAGCCTAAGATCGCGATGCAGGTTGAGGGCATGCCCGTTCAGGCCGCGCTGCAGCTCCTGTTCTCCCTGTACGAACCCGGCCTGATCGACGAATTCGACGACATGGAACAGCTTGAAGGCGTTCTGCAGTCGTGGGCCAAGGCGTCCGGAGTTTCACTGGGGGAATCGAAGCCCTCCTCGGATTCCTAAGGGAACACAGGGGGGCTGTCGAATACACCCTCCTCTCCCTCGGTAAAGACCTAGATCAGCTCGGCACAGCGGACCTCGACTGGCACCAGTTATGGGTAATCATAACTAACTCTCCAGCGGGGTCCGCTCTGGCTGTATCTATGCACGGCGAGGCGTCCTTGTGGGGAGTCACTGATCACCTGTTGGCGATCATCGCAGACACCCTCAACGATGCTAACTGGCAACGAGGCGGAGGCAAGGGCGCACAGCCGGAGCGTATCAAGCGTCCCGGCGTGAAAGACAAATCTCAATCGTTCGGTGCTGATCCGATTAAAATCAGTGAATTTAATGACTGGTGGGATGGAGACTAAACCCTATGACAGCAGTAGAGGTAGGCTCGGCGTATTTCTCGCTGCTGCCGTCGGTAAAGGGCCTCCAAGGTGCTATCGCCAAAGAAGTCTCCGGCGTGGACGGAAAGTCTGCCGGTGACTCCATCGGTCGCAGCATGGGTGGCGGGATCTCGGGGGCACTAAAGGCCGTCGTGGGTCCCGCTCTCACACTGTTCGCCGGAGCACAAATCAAACAGTTCGCCACTGATGCGGTGGCGAGCTTCTCGGAGCTGGAGGACTCCACCGCAGCAGCCGGGGTCGTGTTCGGGTCGAACATGGACCAGATCATCAACCAGTCCAAAACGGCTGGCTCGACTCTCGGCCTGTCCTCGCAGCAGGTAATCAACGCGGCCAACACGTTCGGCACCTATGGCAAGTCGGCTGGTCTTGCGGGTGGCGATCTGGCGACCTTCTCCACCGACCTGACCTCGCTGGCCGGTGATATGGCATCATTCAAGGGCACCAGCACCGAACAGGCAATCGAGGCGGTGGGCGCGGCCCTCCGAGGCGAAACTGAACCGATCCGCGCTTATGGCGTTATGTTGGACGACGCTAGCCTGAAAGAGGAGGCTCTGGCCAAGGGCCTTATCACCACCACCAAAGATGCGCTGACCCCGCAGAACAAGGTGCTGGCGGCACAGTCCCTGATCTTCAAGCAGACCAAGGATGCGCAGGGCGATTTTGCCCGTACGTCCACCTCTACGGCCAACGTAGCCAAGACCCTTGCCGCCGAGTCCGAGAACCTGTCGGCCAAGGTCGGCGGATTCCTGGCCCCGGCCTTTACCGCAGTCCGGCTCAAGGCGCTGGACGGCGTGAGGGGAATCTCCGAAATCCTGGATAAGGTTTCGTTGTTCCAGCAGATGCTGAGTGACGGCGCGATCAACTCCGACATCGCGAAGGCCATGAATATCGATCCGAACTCCACGTTCGGTAAGATCTTCACCGAGGGGCTGGGTTCCGGTAGGGCCTTCTTTGGCGGACTCCGTGAGGGTGGCGAGGTCACCTCCGCTGGAGTAGCCGGAGCTTTCGAATCTGCAGGCGTCCGGATCAATGGGATATGGACTGACGCCCAGGGTTCCGGGCGGGCTTTCTTCGATACCCTGATTAACGGTGGCGATGAAATCACCTCCTCCGGGATCGCCGGGTTCTTCGAGGGTCTGGGTATCGTCATACACGATACCTTCGGCACCCTCGTCTCGACCCTCGGGCCGATGTTCTCTGGACTCTTCACCACTCTGGGGCCGGTAATATCGGCGCTGGTCCCGCAGGTCCTGACGCTGTTCACTAGCTTCTCGCCACTGGGGATGATCTTCCAAGCCCTGTTGCCGGTGCTGCCCGCACTGACGGGTGCACTCGGTTCGCTCGGAGCTTCGGTCGGTACCACACTTGGTGGAATCCTCACGGCGATTATGCCAGTGCTGCAACAGCTCGCTACAGTCCTCGTGGACTCGCTGGGTACGCTGTTCGTCGCAATGGCTCCGGTCCTGATTTCGCTGTTCGCCCAGCTCGGGTCGTTCTTCCAATCCCTGGCCCCGGTGATCATCCAGATCGTGACCGTAGTGGTGCAGCTCGTGGCCTCCCTGCTGTCGGCTCTGATGCCGGTAATCATGCAGTTGGTCGCAGCGGTAATGCCGATGGTGATCACGATCTTCGGCGCGGTGATCGAGGCTATATTGCCGCTGATCACGATGATCCTCGGTCTGCTTATGCCGGTGATCCAAGCGCTGATGCCGATTGTGGTTACGGTGTTCTCGGTAATAGCCGATATCATTACCAACGTGATGCAAATCATCATGGGCGTGATACAGGTTGTGACCGGGATCATTTCGGGCAACTGGGCGCAGGTCTGGTCCGGCATCCTGAACATCGTATCCGGCGTGTTCGGCACGATCATGGCGGTAATCTCCGGCGCAATCCAGATCGTGATTTCGGTGATTGGCAACGGACTGAACGCGGTATTCGGGTTCTTCTCCTCGATCTTCTCGGGGGTCGTCAACTACGTAACCACCTCGTTTAATTCGATTGTCAATGGTGCGTCCGGCATGATCGGTGATCTGGTCGGGTTCTTCGGCGGTCTGATGGGCAAGATCACCGGAGCGTTGGGCAACGTCGGTTCGGCGCTGTTCAGCATCGGTCGAAACATCATTCAGGGCCTGATCGACGGCATCGGGTCGATGATGGGTGCGATTGGCAATGCGATCGTCTCGCTGGTACCCGGTCCAATCGTCGGGGTGTTCAAGGACCTGCTGGGTATCCACTCCCCGTCCCGTGTGTTCTTCGGATTCGGTGTAAACACCGTTGAAGGCTACATTGGCGGTCTGGATTCCATGAAGGACGATCTCACAGGGAGCATGCAAGCTCTGGTCTCCCTGCCGACTGTTCCCTCGTTCGCAATGCAAGGGTCCCGGGCTTCGTACGACGTGACCCAGGGTGAATACAAGGGCTACTCCGGACCGCTCATTGAGCAGAAGGTTTACCCATCAGAGAAGATGTCCGAGCAGAACCTCGCGGACATCGCGGCAGGAAAGATTGTAGGTGCTCTCCCGTGACGGATAACTCACTGGTTCTCCCATCGTTCGCGAGCCTCCAGCTCACTACTGGGGAGAACGTCCAGTGGGACCCGAATTCCCAGCTCTTCATGACTTCCATCAAGGGCTGGCACGGCTCCTCACCGATCCGGCGCGAAAAGTCAGATCGGTTGGGGGCGCACGGTTCACACTCGGAGCGGGGCTGGAAGGATGAACGCCTGATCACAATTCAGGGTTCGTTCTTCGGTCCCGCCCCTTGGGTGGCCGAGGAGAAGGTCGAGGAGCTGGCGGGGATGTTTGGGGACGGCAACGCCGGGACATTCACCACAATCAACTCCCGGGGACAGCTCCGAACCGCCGAGGTCTACCTCGCGGGGGATGGGTTCGATCCGGTCTGGACCGGCCGTTCGCAGTTTACGTTCACTATCTTCCTGCTCGCACCGGACCCCCGCAAATACGGGACCCCGGCAGTCTCCCCGGAGATTGGCGTCCCGACTGAGGGCGACGGCCTGAAAATGCCGCTGTTCACTCCGTCTGGGGTGTTGGACTTTGGGGTGGCGGGTAACCCCGGCACCACCTCGCTGACCAACACCGGCACCGCCGACACGGGCCAGATCTTCACGGTCAAGGGCACGTACGTTCCGGGGTTCACGATCACCGAGACCAAGAGCGGGCGACGCCTAGTGTATACTGGAATCTTGCGGGCTGGACAAGAGCTGACCCTGAACTCCGATAACGGCGCGGTCCTGCTGGACGGCTACGCTCCCCGAGAGCTGGCGGTCTCCGAGTGGGTCCGGCTGGGACGCGGTGAATCCGGGGTTTGGCTCTTCGAATCTCCGGGTTCAGTCGGCGCTACGATGAAAGTTGAGGTCAGGCCCGCATGGTGGTAGACGATTCGTTCCGGGTGTTCGTGGGGGACGTGAGGACAGGGCGCGTAAACGCCACCATCCCTACGTCGTCCTTCAAGTGGGGAATCCGACTGAACGCAGCGGGGCCAATCAACGCCACCATCCAGACGGCCTCCGAGGAGGCGAAGTTTCTGGATCTGCGCAACCTGACCCTGACCAAGAAGCAGTTCCTTGGGGTGGCGTACAACGACACCATCTTGGAATGCGGTCCGATCTGGAAGCGGGGGTTCAACCCCCGCACCTACCAGCTCACCCTACAGGCGCAGGGGCTATGGTCGATCTTCGACCGGCGAAAGAACGTACCCGGAGCCGCTCTCCGCGCAATCGGAGACCCGGCACGGGTCGAACCAGCCCTAGCCAAGTACAAGGTCCAGGGAAAGCATCTCGGATCCATCGCACGGGAGATCGTCCGACGCTCCATACAGGACAACCCGTACGGCGGCGATCTGCCGGTGAGTCTGCCCGCAGATATCGCTGGGACTCACGAGCGGGAATACTTCGGGTACAACCTCGGGTGGATCGGTGACGACCTCCGGGAGCTGACCGGAGTCCAAGGCGGACCGGACCTCCGGTTCCGCCCAAGGTTTAAGGCGGGAGACCCGTCAAGGGTCGAATGGGTGATGGAGCACGGAACGGTTGACATTCTGCAGCAGGTCGGCCCGGACTGGCGCTGGGACGCCTCGGTAGAGAAAACCCCGGTGGCCGAGTACGGTGTCGATCAGGACGGGTCCGAAATGGCCGACTTCGCGTGGGCACCGGGTTCAGGACAGGAAGAGGCCATGCCGGTCCGAACTGCCCGGAATTTGAAGCTGCTGAACGCGGGCTACCCGTGGACCGAGACCGAGAACGGGAACTCCCAAGAGGAGAATCCGGTGGTTCTGCAGGGGCTGGCCAACCGGACCATCTCGGACCGGGTGCTCCCGTGGGACGGCTGGTCAATGGTCGTAAAGGCCAACGGCAACCCGAAGCTCGGGTCCTACCTCCCCGGCGACTGGGCCAAGGTCCGGACACCAAATAATCACCCGATCCTTCCGCCCAACCGGGACGCTAGGGTGAGGCTCCTGTCCATCGACGGGGACCACACCAACAACGTGTCAATGGGCGTGGCACCGATCCAAGGGAGCGTGTAATGACTGCGATTCCGGAAGAGCTGCCACCGGTCCTTGAACCGGAGATCGAGGCGGACGGCATTCCCCGGCGTACGATCGAGCCTGATCCGATCCTCCAGCTTCGGCGGATGATCACCGAGCTTAGCCAGAAGGTGGCCAAGCTTAGTAAGAACTCGGACTTGAGGAACAGCTCAATTTCGGGCGGCGAGGGCATGGTCGTCAAGGACGATGCGGGGGTAATTCGCCTCCGCATCTCCACCGAGGAAGCGGCGATCATCGCCTACAAGACGGACGGCTCCGAGTCGGCCCGTTATGGACTCCTGGCCCACTCCGACCCCGGGGAGTACGGGATCGAGGCGCTCACCGACTCTGGGTGGTCGCACGTCGGCGCGGGGGTGGCGGATTGGGCCACGCTGGATGGTAAACCCTCCACGTTCCCGCCGTCCTCCCACACCCACCCGGGAAGCCAGATCACCTCAGCAGTAGCCAACGCCACGGCGGCAGTTACCGCCACCTCAGCGACGACCGCGACCTCGGCCAACACGGCGGCTGCAGCGGCTTTGGCTGAGGGGTCGAGCTACGCGTTCAACAACAACGTGAGCGGCTCCCAGTTCTACGCGGTTTGGGTCGGCAATGATGGTGGTTTCCACCTCGGTCGGAACACTTCATCGATCCGGTACAAACAGAACGTCCGGGACGCGGGGGACCTCAGCCCGAAGATTATGTCTCTCCGGCCCGTCGTGTACGACCGGAAGCCCTCGTACCGTCCGGTGCTGTCCGTGGACGGCGAGCCAGCCGTAGGCCCCCAGTTGCGCACCGAAGGCGCTAAGAACGAATTCGGTATGATCGCTGAGGAGGTGGCGGAGGTTTGGCCCGAGGTGGTGACCCACTTCGACGGCGAGATCGACGGCATCAGGTACGACCTGATCGGTCCCCGGCTGATCCCGTACGTACAGCACCTATTGGACACGGTGTCACAGCAGGATAAACTAATTAAAGATCTGGTCGCTAGGGTAGATCTTCTAGATGGAGGCGGCACCGCATGACACTAAAACGCGGTCTATTTGTTCCCCTGAATGGGGCAGTCGGCACCACGCCGATTGAAGCTAGGTTGGCCCTCGGGGGTCTGCTGGTCGAGAACGCACCCGGGGTCCCCCGGTCGGGCGTATTGGAGAACGCCAAGACCAACTTGGTGTACGGCTCCGGAGCGAGCCTGAGCGCGATCATCGACCCGTCCCACTACGTGGTCCACCGAACCCAGGGTGAGGGTCCGTACTCGTTCAGCAACGAAGGCACAACCACCGTTCCGCTGACTGCGGCTCCCGGCGCGAACTCCCGGATCGACCTGATCTGGGTCAAGCAAAACGACATCGCCAAGGGCGACGCGGACAACCTCGCGGTGGTAGGCGTCGAGACTGGCACCGCTGCGGCGACCCCCTCCGCGCCTTACGGCACCGTACCGGCTGGGGCAATGGTTCTGGCCGAGGCACTGGTCACGACCGGTAACACGTTGGGTACTCAGGTATCCTTTACTCAGGTGTTCAAGTACACGGCCACCCGGGGTAGCGTAATCCGGGTTCGGGACCTTGCGGACCGTAACACGATCACCACTCCACACCTCGGCCAGTCAGTGATCCGGCTGGACCGGAATAACCACGTCCAGACGTGGAACGGCACGGCTTGGCGGTACACCTCGGACCCGGAGCGCTACTACGCGGACCCGGCGACGTTCAACGTCACGGCCAGTACGGCGGACAAGGTGATCGGGATCGTTTCGGCGGCTCCGACCCGTAGCTACGCCACCCGAGTCCGAGTGAATGGACGCTTGACAGTCTCGACCTCGGCCATTGGTTCCGGCTCCCTGCAGCTTCGTACTTGCGTCTCGGCTGGTGTCGAACTCGTGGACGATGCTCAGTCCAAGTCGTTCGTTTCGTTCGGTCCTCCGGGTTCTTACTGGCTCACTGGTAACATGGAGACCGACTGGATCGATATCGGTGCCAGTGTCTCCCCGCGTGCTCGCATTTGGACTCAGGTGTTCTCCGGTGCGGTGGCTCACGCGGCTTCCAACGACCGCAAGCACAACCACCTCTGGTGCGAGGTGCTCCCAGCCAATGATTAAGATTAACGGCGCACGCGGAGCAGTGCTGTTAGGGTTCGGCGGTATGTCGGTAGTTTTCGGACTGGCTTACCTGCCGACCCCGATCTCGATCATCCCTCCGATCCCGTTGGGGCTAGGTCTGATCGATTCTCTGATCCCGCTCGGGTACTGGGGAGGTCTTTGGTTCCTGATCGGGCTTTACCTGATCTTCGGGGCCTTCCGACAGGACCAGTCGCGGGCAATGGCCCTCTTCGCCGGAATGTGCGCGGTGTGGGCGTTCAGCTACACTTGGGCTTGGATTACAGGACTGGTCGAGGGCAACCCGACCTCCTCCCGGCTCTGGGTAGCGTCCACCGTCTACATGTCGTTTTTGGTGGCGTGTATCGGCATCTCAAGGTTGGTGAATGCTCCAGTCCAGCGAGTACGGGAACTGATCGCTGAGATTGAAGAAGGGAACCACTGACATGACCGATCTCTCGGCACCGCTCTTTGATGTGATCAAAACGGCAGTAACGGTGCTGGGGTCCGGAGCTGCGATGTGGCTGGTCGCCAAGTTGACTCGCAGGAGCCAGCAGGAGTCGAGCCAGATTACGCTGCTCACCAACCTGATCGACCAGCTACAGGAGGAACGGAACGAGGCCAAGAAACAGGCCGCACAAGTTCCCCTCTGGCGTCGGTATGCTCAGGGGCTTAGGGGCCAAGTTTACCGACTAAAGGAGCAGGTTGATCGACTGGGCGAGAGTCCAGTCGAGTCGGCTCCTATCGAACCTATGGAAGGATTGGAGCTATGACGTACGACCTGTTTGAGGGTCACACCTCGAATAACTTCACCCCCGGTGCTCTCGCGAATCAAGTGTGGGGCCAGGGACCTCGCCGGGTCGAATCGATTACGATTCACTGGTGGGGCAACTACGGGCAGGAGTTCTGGTCCGTCGAGAACTTCCTGTGCGTGAACACTAAGCCGACCTCGGCGCACTTCGTGGTGCAGGAGGGGCTGGTGTCCTGCATTGTCAATCCCGATGATGCCGCATGGCATGCGGGCAACCCGTACGGCAACACCACCTCCATCGGGATCGAGTGCCGACCGGAGGCCACGGACGGGGATTACCAGACCATCGCGGAGTTGGTGGCGTATTTGCGTTCCATCTACGGCGACGTACCGCTCGTGCACCATTACGAGTGGCAGTCCACCGCATGCCCGGGCACCTACGATCTCGCCCGGATCGACCGCCTCTCCCGGGGCGTTCATGTTGAACCCATCAAAGAAGGAGAACTGACCGTGGCTGAAATGGACCGTGGTATTGCTTACATTCGCCAGTTGGCGTACACCGGCTGGGTGGACGATCAGGGCAAGAAGCACCCTGGCTTCATGCTCGTGATCGAGGAGAACCAGAAGCGGATCGACAACATCCCCGCTGCGGTCGCCAAGGCCGTTTGGGACACTCCGATCAACCGGGGTACCGCCGAGAAGCCGGTCTACGTCCGGGCCTTGCAGGATCTGGCCAACAACGGCACCGACACCGCGAAGATCCTGAACCGTCCCGCCACTCAAGGTGGCGAGGTGAACACCGAAGCAATCGCCCAGTCCGTGTTCGATAAGGTGATTGCGTGGCTCAAGCGATGATCACTTTCAACGTAGACTGGTGGGCGGTTCTGCAGCTCGTGCTGTCGGCGGTCCTGCCGCTGGTGGTCGGGCTGATCACCACCCGAATGACTGCAGGGACGAAGAAATCGATCCTGCTGCTGGCCCTGTCGGTCCTGACTTCGTTCTTGACCCAGCTCCTGTCGTGGTGGTTCGGTGGACACTCGGAGCCGTACGACCTGTTCTCGGCGCTCCTGTTGGCTCTGGCGACCTTCGTGATCGGCGTGGGTCTCCACGTGGGGGCCTACTCCTCCAAGAACGCGGACGGTACCTCCATTGCCTCCCGACTGGCAGACAAGGGAATCACGGCGGATACTCCGGACTTCGGTCCCACGTTCGCCGAGCAGTTCCCGTCCTTGCACGCGGTGACCGAGACGACCGCTCCGAATGTTGGCCTCCCGAAGTCTTATCTTCACTTGGAGGCCCAGCCGGGGGATCTGGCCGCTTTTGTCAATGCGCCGGGTCCCAAGCATAAGGCGTAGTCCGCTTGCGTCGGTAGCAAGCCATACAGTAGACTGGTGGTTTGGCACACGGCGTGGCTGGCGGTCCTCCTAGGGACTAGCCCCGGGGTAACTCCCGGGGCTTTTCTCTTGACCTCCAGTTTTCCAGATAGACAACGAGTTAGGATCTCATACAACATGCAAGACGCACCGCACGTTTCCCGCAAGACCGAGCAGTACTTGAACGAGGACGGCACGGTTAACCTCCAGTTGACTAACGTCGCCGTAGCGGAGAAGCTGGCTGTAAACCATTCGACCATCAGTCGAATTCGCTCCGGCCAGCGCTACCCGTCCCGGGAGCTGATGCGCAAGATCGAGGGTGAATTCGATTGGAAGGTAGTCCACCAGCTCGATCTGCTGCCCGACAAGGGCCGGAACCTGCGCTACGCTCAGGAATTCGAAAAGAAGATCATCAAGCGCGATGGACGCTCTACCCTTGGGTAGTTTCAGCCACTATACCAAGCTAGCGCTTGAGCTGTCTCGGGAGGACTGCGGGCGCGTCGTGTCAATTGGCAATGGTATGTGGAACATTGTAGGTGTATTACACCGGGTTGACAATGAGGACATAATCGAGTCCCCGGGTTGGGACTTCACGAGCGGCTCCCGCTCGATCCGCTGCTGGGTCACCGTTGGACCGTTCCGGGGCGAGATCGACCCCCGGTCCCAAGTTATTGTCGAGGTCCCCGAGCTGCCAGCGGGTGAGGCAGGGGACGTAATCAAGGGAGAAATCGTTGCGACCGCCACTACTCCAACATCAGACTGAGGGGATCGAATGGATAAGGACCGTAAAGCGGGGGCTGCTCGGAGACGAACCGGGCTTGGGAAAGTCACGTCAAGCAATCGAGGCCTTCGATGGTCCCGACCGAAGGAACGCGATCATCGCCCCGGCGATGGTGATCAACGGCGGGACGTGGCGGGACCAACTGAACCAGTGGTCGGACTACCCGGAGAACTGGGTAGTGATTCCCTATTCGAGTATGAACGTGCGGGAGAAAACCGCCAAAGGTGGTTTGAAACCCTCTTCAAAACTGGTCCCCGAGCTTACAGGGAAGTTCCATGGCCTCGTAGTGGACGAATGTCACTACACCAAGGGCCGGGGGACGTACTGGACCAAGAGCGTGGAGCTGGTAGCGAAGAACTCCGAGCACGTTCTGGAAATGACCGGAACTCCGATCCCGAACTGGGCGCACGAGATGTTCACCCTGCTTCGGGTGCTGTACCCGGAGAAGGCCAAGAGGGGTGGTCCTTTGGGGAGCTACTGGCGCTGGGTGGAGGAGTGGTTCGAAGTGACTCTGAGCCAGCACCGGGAGCACGAGAGAGTGATCGGGCGACTTTTAGCGTGCCGAGCGGATTGTTATTTGAACCCGCCCTCGACACCATGCTCGCATTACAGCGACTTCATGAGCGCGAACCTTGGGAGACACTTCTTGAGACGCCTCCGCGACGACTGCTTGGACCTGCCTCCGGTCACTATTCAGGAGATCGAGGTGCCTATGAGTACCGATCAGAAGAAGCACTATCGGGAGATGAAGAAACACTTCATGACCGAGGTGGACGACAAGGAGATCCTGAGCTGGTCAACTGGAGCGCGCCACGTGGCACTCGACAAGATCTCAGTATCTCCATGGTTGTTGAACCCAACTGGGGAACCCCGAGGGGGGAAATTCGAGCAGCTGAGATTCGACCTCGCCGGGAGGGCAAGACCTACGCTAGTATTGGCTCACTACAGGGATGTTGTGGAGGGGTGTGTGGGTGTGGCCCGATCCGTGGGGGCTACCGTTGCTTCTGTTCACGGTGGAAATACGAAAACGGCGAATGGGAATGCAGTCCAGGCATTCAAGGATGGGAAACTGGACGTGTTGGTGGGGTCGCTGGAGATGGTGGCGGAGGGGCTGCAGCTTACGGTGGCGGATATGGCGATTTTTGTCGAGACGTCCTACAAGCCGTATCGGAACGAACAGGCGAGACAGCGGGTCCACCGGCTCGGACAGACTCGCCCGGTGACTATCAAGGACTATATAACTCCGGGTACCGTCGATGCCAAGAAGCGGGTGCTTCTGCAGGAAAAGACGACCGACCAGATCCGCTTCATGTCCGCTGGGGACTTCAAGAAATTGCTCTAAACCCAACGATGACGTACATGGACTGGCTTGACAGGCTGGCAAAGCGTATGGTTGACTAGGTGTACATGGTGAGGCCCTACCCGGGGCCTCACCGGTCACCCAGTAGGAGCCACTCTTGCCGCACGTCACAACTAGGAAACTTGAGCAGATACAGGATCTGCTCGACCAGAACTTGTCCCACACCGAGATCGCCAAGCGACTCCGAGTCTCCCGGACCACGATCCGGTACTACTTCCCCGACCGGCCCGGGTTATCCAAGGCCGAGACCCTGGCCCTCGCCAACGCTGCCCGCAAGGCCAAGCGAGCGATCGTCCGGCCCGGGATCACCGAGCAGTACGGGGAATGCCTCGTCTGCGGTGCCGACCGCCTAGAGCAACGTCGGCTGCAGAAGCTCGGTAAGGGCACTCCGTGTACATTCCGGAAGAGCCACAGCTACACGGTGTTTCATCCGGGGCTGGACCCGGACTGCCCGCGCTGCCAACAGATCGCCAAGTCCCACACCCACCACACCTGCCAGAACAACTAGGAGCCGCAATGACCGCCACCGAGATCGACACCAAATCACCGACCCGCATGGGAGTCCTCGCCTGTGGACACTGCCTCGTGGGGCATCACGGCTGCTGCCCGGGTGGAGTCCGCAACGGTAACGGCCAAATCATCCTCTGCGCCTGTAAGTGGGACGGCTGCAGGGCAGGGCGACCCCGCTGCACCGACTGCAACAACCGCGAGGCCAACGAGATTGGGCCGAACTGGAAGTGCATTGACCGGCAGGACTGCGAGGCCGAGCAGGAGCGCAAGCTCGCGGCCAACCCGACGATCCAGTGGATGCGGAATCTGGAGCGCCAGAAGCGGCCCGTCGCGGTCTCGGAGGACGCGGGAGCGCTGGAAGGACCCCCGGCGCGTCAGAAGGTCTCCCGGACCCCACGGAAGCCCGCCGAGCCGACGCCCTGTACCTGTGGGTGTGGCGATCTGACCAAGGGTGGCAAGTTCCTGCCGGGTCACGACAGTAAGTACCTTAACCAGCTTGTAGAGGCCGCAGAGCGCGGAGGCCGTCACGCCGACGAAGCCGCGATTCGGGCCGACGCAATCAGCGAAGCTTTCGGAGCCAAATTCCGCAAGCGAGCTGGCATCACCAAATAGAAAAGGAAATACCATGGAACGCCGATACCTCCAGCCCCGAATGTCCTCCAAGGATTACGTCCGCAAGGGAGGGGCCAAGTCCATCCGATTCACTGCGGACTATTGGGCTGCGCTCCGGAAGCAGAGGCAAGAAAAGGAGGCTAAGCTCCTGCGCCGACAAGTGGTCGCCCATTGTAGGTTTATGGACAGGGACGGACAGCCCCCGCTGTACGTGTTCTTCGGCGGCGCTCAGGAGCTGCGGCACTGGTCCCAGGACTTCATGCTTGCCCTGCTGGCGGTCGGGGTAGGTTTCGAACCCCGCCAAGACATCGTAGCGGCCCGTCCCGAGCGGATACGCGGGCACCGTCGCCGTTTGGTGGCGGTATGGTCCTCGGACCCGACCCCGGTGGGTGAGCGTCAGCGACAGGCGGAGATCGATACCATGTACGCGATTGAGCATATGAACCAGATGAACGGATACGAGGTTTCACGTGAAACTGCCGATGCCTAAGGACGACGCCTACGGGCGAATGATCCTCGCAGTGGACCCCGGGGACGAGCATGTTGGGGTGGCGTGGCTGGACCGGGAGCCGAAAGGCTGGGCGGTCGTATTCGTCACCGAAATGACCCCGGACGAGTTCCTCGACTACATCTTGCCCGCGCTGCAGTCGGGTCTGTTTAGGTACTTTGTACTGGAGTCGTTTAGCCTCTACGCGGACAAGCTAAAGGAGCAGATCGGCTCGGAGATGCTGACCTCGCAGATGATCGGCGCGGCCAAGTTCGCGGTGAAGATCGCGAACGAGTCGAGCCATTACAACCCGAACATGCAATACGAAGTCCAGCTCATAATGCAGCAGCCAGCAGTGAAGGCCCCGGCGTTCGCAATCCTGGCCCGCAAGAAGTACACCTTCACGGCCAAGCGCCTTGGTGTCACCGGCCAGCACGTCCGGGACGCGGAGGTCCACGGGATCAAATTCGTGATGGATACCCTCGGGGAGAAGATGATACGCAACCCGGAGCTTTGGGACGTGGCCCCACTTGACAGCTAGTCAAGGGGTATGGTTTACTGGTGTTTTAGTCACCCCGAATTAGGAGCCGAAATGACGAAGATCGCAGACCTCACCAAGGGCAAGACCCTCCTGAACCTCCACGGTAACGAATACACCATCCTGAGCAAGAAGTTCCAGAGCGCCGGAACCGTCAACCGCGACGGCGAGCCGAACTACGTGGGGATGGTCCGTCCGGAGTTCGGTCGAGGGTTCGATCTTTTCATCTCGCAGACCTGCCTCGACGAGGGCCTCTACCGCCTCAAGTAACCAACCCCCGGGAGGGGCGAACAGCCCCTCCCAACCACCAAACATTCTAAGGAGCCAAAATGTTCAAGGTAATCGGCGAAAACTCACTCACCGGCAACAAGTGGGACTGCGAGGTGGACATCGCCACCCGCGAAGAGGCCAACCGCATCCGCAAGGGCTACAAGAGCTTGGAGTCCGACTACAAGATCACGTACTACGTGGTCGAGGAAGTCCAGACCAAGACCCGCCACTCAATCCCGGCGCACGAGGTCAAGATCGGCGACGAGCTGCTGACTGACGCGGGCTGGGTAATCGTCGGAGGTACCATTACTACAGAGGGCATGGGCACCAGCGATATCGGGCTGCTCACTCCTAAGGGCATGATCGCCTGCGCACCCAACGCAACCGTCAACGTCCGGAGGGCCGACTAAATGCCGAAAATCCAGAAGCGACCACCCATTACGGAGCGGAGCGAGGCCCGGGAGGAGATCTCCTCCCTAATGCGCCTGAACTGGCTGGAGGACGCGTCCAATAACGCGGTCCACTTCGCGGGAGGGTACCGGGACGAGCCATTCAAGGCGCAAGCCACGCTAGAACTCCGGGACGCACACCGGCTGATGCTGGAACTGATGCACGACCCCGAGACCAAGGGTGGCCGGGACCTCGGGGCGAAGTACGTCGCCCAACGGGCAGAACAGCTCCGCAAGACCCAAGCCCAACTACCGGAACCCAGCCCCCGTGGTTGGGTTCCTACCAACGCCGAATCCGAACCCCCATTCTAGGAGAAACGAAAATGACAACAACAGTTGACGTACACTACGAGGACGGCTCCGGTCGGTCCTACGCCTTCAAAACGACGATCCCTGGCCTCGTCGAGGGTGACGCGGTGCTCGTGAAGGACCGCTCCGGAATCCACGTAGCAGCGGTCGTCCGCTCGCCCTCGCTCGCTCCGGGCAAGGCTACTGCGTGGGCCTTCCAGAAGGTAGACCTCGAAGCAATAGAGCGGTGTGAGCGTCACGAGCGGATCTACCAGCAGATCAAGGCCAAGGTGGCGGAGAAGCAGACCTTGGATCTCGCCTACCAACTGGCCGAGCAGGACCCCGAAATGATGAAACTGATTGAGGAGCTGAACAAATGAGCACACACTACACCGCGAGGGTAGACATCGTGAAGGTCACCAAGACCAACATCAACAGTCGCGACCCCCAAGGCCAGCGCGACAAGGAAGAGATCATGAACGTCACCGTCCGGGACGAGTCGCTCCCCGGCCTGATCCGCAAGGTCACCGCGATCATGGAGGTCAACGTCCCGACCCCCGCACAGGAGTTCGTAGCCAACCTAACCAAATCAGCCAAGGAGGAACAGAAATGAACAAGAAACTCTGGGCCGCAATCGGGGCCTCCTGCCTCGTAGCGGGCGCAATCGGTGCCGCCGCAGGTACCACTCCCCCGGCCCCCGTGGCGGCTCCCGTGGCCTCTCAGACCCCGAAGGCCATTAGGACCCCTGCGCCCGCTCCGAGTCCCTCCGTGGCCCGCGTAGCCCCCACGCCGACCAAGGCCGCAAACGAGTACGTCCAGTACGTCCGGGACAACACGACCACCCTGGCCTCCATGACCGACGGCGAGATCATCCTGCTCGCCAAGGACGCATGTAAGCGACTGGAGGCCGGGAGCAGCTACCCGGTGGTCCTGTCTATCGCGGCTGCAGGGTCCGACAACCCCCAATTCGTGACCTACGACCTGCCGATCCTGATCGGTGCTGGCGTGGTCCGCTACTGCGACGAATACAGGATCGGCTGATGGACTGGCTCTGGTTCCTGCTATGGATCGTGACTTTCGCCGTCGCCATGTACTACTGGCGTCAGTGGCAGGAGGAGCGGTCCCAACGCAAACAGAGGGAAGCCTCGGACCTGAACGACGCGGAGTTCAGTCGGTCGTACCGGCGCTGGCAACAGGCCCAGTGGGCGGACTACCGGGCATGGAAGAAAGCAAACCCCGAGGCCCCACCCCGGATCTGGCCCGGGTTCATCTCACACGAGGAGTGGCGTCGTGGCGAAGATAACTAAAGAGCGTGCTATACTGACCGTTCTGGACCACGTAGACCCGGAGGACATCGGGTGGATCGCCGGAGCCTTGCTGGGTCAAGCCATGGCCCACAAGCTGTTGGGTAAGTACGACCAGAAATCAATCAAGGAGTGGAAAGCCGCAGATGCCCGCAATACAAATAGTTAGCTACTCGGAGCTGGACTCGTTCCGGCAGTGCCCGCTGAAACACCTGCTGTCCTACAAGCAGCGGTGGACCAAAGAGAAAGCTGAGGACTCCGCACTCGGCAAGGGCACCCTGTGGCACAAAGTCATGGAGGACCACCACCTCGTACTCCAGAAGCACCAAAAGGAGATGAACTACCGGACCCCGACCCCACAGAAGGCCCGGGAGATCCTCGGAGAGGCACGGGACGTGGTACGGAAGCACTTGGAGGAGCCGGGGGGCTTCCAGTCCCCAACCCAGGAACTGATCGAATGGGTTTACGCCGGTTACGTTGAGTTCCACGGGGTGGACGACGAGTGGATGATCCTCGGGGTGGAGCTGCCCGCGCAGGTCCCGCTGCCTTGGCCAGACGGACGACCGAGCCACTACCACCTGAAACTCAAGATCGACCGCCTGATCAAGTCCAAGCGGGACGGCCAGCTCTGGATCGAGGACCACAAGTCCGGGGCGAACAAGCCCAGCATGTTTGAGCTGCAGCTCGACGACCAATTCGGCCTATACACTTGGGCTATCAAGACACTGGGCCACGAAGTGATGGGGTCGATCCACTCCTACAGCCGGACCACCCAGAACACCGGGGACCGTCCGGAGGAGACTTGGCCTAAGGGTAAGAAGTACAAGCCCCAGACGCTGGAGGACCGGAATGAGCGATACTACCTGAACCGGTCCGACCGCGAGATTAAGGCGCTGGCCGACGACGCATTCGCCGCTGCCCGCAACGCCTACCCTCCCAAGTCTCTGCAGCTTCCACTTTACTCGGCACCGGACGTGCGGCAGTGCGGCTGGAAGTGCGACTATAAAGAGGCTCACCTCATGTTGCGTGAGGGCCTGTCCATTGACCACGTGATGAAGGCCGAGGGCTTCCATCAGGACTTTACGAGGCACTAATGAAACCTAAATTTAGCATTGGCCGGATTGATTTCTACTCGGGCCGCAAACGAAGCAAGACCGACCATATGGGTCGATTCGGCGGTGGCTGGCAGTATAAGCTAGGCATCACTGCCGGGGACTGGCGCAAGGGACATGGCGTGACGGTTCTGGTAGCGCTCTGGTCGGATGAATACCGAGTGTTTATAAATGCGAAAGATAAGAAGTGACCTCCATCCCGGAACCTGAACACGGCGACCAGTATCAGCGGTTCCTCTCCGACCTCACCGGAGGGAGCAAGCCCGAAACTGAGCAGGTCGTCCCCTCGGAGCCGAGCGCCGACATCAAGGCACAGGCCAAGCACACCGGGGACGTGATGAAAGAGCTGATGCGCAACGGTCTAACCCGCGAGGAAGCATTCTACATCGTGGCCCGAATGTGGCCGCACTACTGCGGTTAGACCCGGCTTGACACCTAGCCAAGCCTAGTGATTAGATAGTGAAGCACCACCCGACCAGACGGGAGCCGATCTGGAATGATTAAACACGAAAGAGGACGTTTTGCCACGCCAAACACCGAAAGCCAAAAACGCTGCGATCGCAGAAGCGATCCAAGCCACGGCACTTCCCATTGACGAAGCCACAGCCCTGACCGGGGATAATCAGCTCGACGATCTGTTCGCTCCAGTGGACGACATCACCGACCACTACAACTTCTGCTTCTACGGTCTGGAAGGCTCCGGCAAGACCACGGCCATTGCGACCGCTGCGAACATCGCTCCGGAGGGAAGCCGGGTCCTGATCATCAACGCCGAGGGTGGCGTGAAGAAGAAGGCACTCGAACGCCGAGGGATCGACACCTCCAAGATCGTCCTGTGGCCCAACCCGAACAAGGGCGAGAAGGTCACCCGCAAGGGCATCGAGCGGCTCTACCAGCGCCTCGATGCGGACCTCGCCAAGGACCCGAACTCGTGGTTTGCGATCGGCTGGGACTCCATCACCGAGGTCCACGCCAAGGTCGTCTCTGATGTGGCGAATGCCCGCATCCAGAGGGCCAGGGATCGGGACGTGATCATCACTGAGGTGGACGAGTTCTTCACCGACCGCGACGACTACGGCGTGATGTCGAAGATGGTCAATGACCTTCTGCGCAAGTTCCGCGACCTGCCCACCCACTTCATCGTGACGGCACTGGAACGCCGGGACGTGGACGAAAAGACCTCCAAGGTCAGCTACGGTCCGGCAATCACACCGGCCCTGCAGACCTCGGTCCTCGGCTACACGGACGTTAACCTGTACTTCAAGGCGGAGGACGAGGACGGCCCGTTCCGAGCACTGGTCAAGGGCGTAGGAACCTACCGCACCAAGGACCGGATGGGCGGATTGCCCAAGGTAATCGCCGAACCCTCGATGGAGCGCGTCTTGGGCTACATCGACGGCGATATCGAAGAGGGGTCGGACGACCTCCAGAAGACTCTCCCGGCAATCAGGGTAGCGAAGCCCAAGCCGTCCGGGAAGATCCGCAAGACAGCGGCGGAGAAAAAAGCCGAAGCGGAAGCCGAAGTTCCCGGAGAACTGGCCGAAGCCAAGGAAGCTGACACCAACGACGACGACTAGCCAGCTCGCGTCATGTAGTACCCGGAGACACAACGCTCCGGTAAATCCAAACCAAGATAGGAAACACCAGAAATGCCTAAGCTCCCCAAGAAAGCCGCTGCCGCCGTCGAAACCGCCGAGGCAGTATCGGGCGATTTCCCGCTGCTCGACCCCGGCTACTACTACTGCCAGCTCCACAGCGTGGAGGTGCAGGACGGGAACTACGCTCCGCAGTGGAACGCGACCTTCGAGAACCTCCACAAGAAGGCCACCCTCGAAAAGGTCAGCGGTAAGCAGTTCCACCGCATGAACGTCGTCACCGAGGAGAAGGCTCCGGCCAACTACACCAACGGTGACAAGAAGTGGGCCGGGTTCCTCTCGATGTCCCAGGGCCAGCTCAAGGCGTTCTTCGAAGCCTTCGGTTACACGCCGGACTCGGATACGGACGAGATGATCGGTGAATGGGTCACCATCAAGGTCGGCATCGAGACCATCCAAGGTGGCGCACGCAAGGGTGAAAAGACCAACCGCGTGAAGGCACTGGAGGCCGTGCCGGACGACTTCGACTCCACCGAGCTGGAGCCGACGGGCGACGACACCTTCTAGTTCAAGTCGATTTAACTGCGAGGCCCTCTGTCCACGTCGGGCAGGGGGCCTCGTCCCTTAGGAGTTTCTAGTGGTAAAACTATCAGAACGCATGTCGGCGGCTCTCGCTGAATACAAGCCCGAATCCATGCTGGATTCGGCACTCGCTCTGGCCCGGGAGGGCTGGAACGTGTTCCCTCTTCGACCCGGGACCAAGATCCCGCTGATCGCCAAGAAAGCCGGTGGCAAAGGTGCACTTGACGGCACAACTGATGAAGATCTTATCCGAGCTTGGTGGACCAAGTACCCGAATGCCGGAATTGGAGCCAATCTTGGCGACGACCGGTTGGCGATTGACCTCGATTTCAACCATGGTGCTACCAGACTGGGGGCCTTACCGGATACGCGTACGCACCACTCTGGACGCGGCAATGGGAACCTACATCTTATATACCGAGTTGAAGCCGGATCTGCTGGAGCTGCGGTCAAGTCAGGAACTCACGTATTTGGTCCAGGCATCGATATTAGAGCAGGTCGGGGATCTTATATTGTAATGCCTCCCACGCCACACGAAGAAACCGGGGAGCCTTATTACCTCGACGACTTCCAGCGTGAAGAGCATACGCTCACTGACGACGAGTTGGCCCTGATCTATCAGGAGGCCGGAGTATCCCAGCCCGCGACCAGCCGTGGGGCACAGAAGGGCCTCTCAGTGGTGGCGGGGGCCAAGAGCCACAAGAGGCCCATGGAGTCCTCCGCGCATACCCTCGCGGGGCTTCTGGCGGACCCTCCCTCGGAGGGTGGTCGGAACGACTGGTTCACCCGGGTATGTGGGTTCATCGCCAAGAAGGCCTCCCGGTTCAACGACTACGAGATCGAGGTGCTCGGAGCGGCCAACCGCATGCCTAACCCGCTGCCGGTGGAGGAGCTGCAAAAGACCCTGAACTCGGTCTGGGAGTCGGAACAGGCCAAGCCTGATAAGGTCCTGCACGAGGGTAACGGCTTCCTCACCGGGAACAAGGCACGGCTGTTCTGCCAGATCTCCTTCAAGGAGGGAGACGAGACAGTTTACGCGCAAGCCCCATACGCGGACTTCGACATCGAGGCCAGGGGTGTTGCGGTGGACGAGACCTCCCGTCGCCTGTACTGGGTCCGGATCTACTGGGGCGGCAAGTTCTACGACACCACCCTGCCGGGGGAGACTCTAGGCAACGAGAACGGGTTCAAGACGTGGCTCGCAGCCCGGGGTATGAGCGTAGACCAACCTTTCATGGCCAGCCCTAAGACGCCACCCGCCACAAGAATCCTGCGGTACCTGAACTCCCAACACCCTCCCGAGGTCAAGATCGTGACGACGCTGGGCTACGATGAAGTCATGGACGGATTCGTGACCCATGAGGGCCTGATCACGGTGGACGGCAAGACCAGCAAGGAGGAGGCGCACATTGTGGCGGACCCCTCGTTGGTGGAGCGGGACATCGCCCCGTACTCCTATGGGATGGAGCGGGACCGGGCAGAAGCCCAGCGGGTGCTGCGGGAGATCCTGTCGTTCCAAGACGAGACGGCGACCTCGGTGTTTGGGGCTTGGTGGGCGGCTTGCTTCCTGAAACCCCAGATTCAGGACCGAACTGCACTGTTCCCGTTCTTCGGGGTGGAAGCGGCCTCGGAGTCCGGCAAGACCAACGGCTTCTTCGATCTGATGGTGGAGCTGAACGGCAACACCCGGGGGCAGATTGTCCCGACCCGACCAGTTCTTCGGGACTACGCGTCGGCCAACAAGAATGGGATCGTCTGGGCGGACGACTTGGACTCGTTGGAGGCGTATGGCGAGCTGCTCCGGGCGTCCACGTCCAACGGCACCGCATCCAAAATGGAGGCGGACCGGAACGGCATCCGCAACACCAAGGTGGTCGCCCCTATTCTGGTGACGGGCGAGGCTTTGGGGTTCGGGACGCAGAAGGCGCTGATCGACCGGTCGGTGGTCCTGAACATCACCAGCCCAAAGGGTAGGCGCTCCAAGCACGACCCGGAGAAGCTGCAGTGGGAGGACGTGCAGGACCTGAGGTCCCAGTATCCCAAGTCCCAGGGTGGGCTGTCGGTGCTGGCGGGCTGGTATGTCCAGCACGCGCTGCAGAATACGAAACCTGCCCTCAAGGCACTGAACGAGGCGGCTCGGGAGATCCCGGGACGACACGGGGACAAGCTGGCGGTCCTGAGGGCCGGGGCGCGGCTGCTGGATTCTCTCTTGGGGCACGAGGACCCGTGGAGCGGGCAGGGCGAGCACGCACGCCGGGTGGACGCGTGGGCGAAGGCGAACGGGCAGACGCTGGATCAGGACAACGCCTTGACGATGAAGATCCTGCCGTGGGCGCTCCGAATGTTCGATTACCCGGACAAGCCGGAGCGGATCGAGTTGGGCCGATTCCAGTCTCTGATTACGCCGGTCGTGATTAAGGGTGACCTTGAGTCACTGGGGCGACAACCTCTCGTCGGGGCGGAGGAGAAGATTTATTTCTCCCCAACTCTGTTGGCGGAGGCTTGGAAGCGGGAGCAGGGCTGGAAGGTTGACGAGCGGACCGAGACGGTTTCGGCCCTTAGCCAGCAGACCCAAGCTTTGGCCGCAGGGCACAAGGTGTTGAAGGTCGGGGGTAGTACCCAACGTTTCAGGGAACTGCCTAAGGAATATTTCGAGGCCGTCTTGAACCGTGCTCAAGGGTCCTAGTTACAGGCTCCGAGGGGCTTCTGTAAACCGGGTTGTAACCTAGGTTTAGTTTAAGGAAGCCCGAAAGGACGGGATCTGGGGATGACTGGTTACAGAGTTACAATAGTTACAATATAGTTTCTTTTTTACGTACGTGGGAGAGGGGATCGGGTCTAGTCCGGTCTCCTCTCCTTTCTTATGAGGGGGTGGACCGGGAGCCTGTAACTGTGTAACCAATATCTCTTCTGCCGCGTCCTTCCGGGCCGGAGAAGGGATACAGGCATCCTGCAACGGGGTCGTAACTGCTGTAACTGGGCACCCGGCTTGCATAGTAGGCAAACCTGCTGGTAGAGTAGTCTCCGTACCACAACAACGATCTACAGGAGCCAACACGCAATGAGTGAAGTGAAGATGGAAGCATTCCTCGGACCACGCAAGCCGGAGACACTGGCTGTCGGGATGGGCGAGGACGGGGCTTCCGTAGCGGTCGTCCGGGCCTTCCACGACCGCGACGAGTGCGAGTGGGTCGGGGCCTACCAGACTACAGAGGATGCCGTACAGGCGATCCACGAGGCCGCAGGGGGGCCGAACACCTACGGGATCGTCTGCTCGGTCCGGAAGGTAAACTAGTGGTAGTAATGCCGGAGCGGGTCCTTCCCTCGGACCTGCTCCACCTAATGAACAAGCATGAGATCTTCCCCACCAGCATCGTCGCGGTAGATACCGAAACCTCGGGTCTGCGGACGGACGAGGGAGCCAGGATCTCCACGGTTTCGGTTGCATGGGCTGACCCGAGCGGCGAGTGGGATTTCGTCCAGACCGAGCAGTGGCCCTCCGGAATCAGCACCTACCGGGAAGAGCCGATCTACGAAGGCTGGCCGGACTGCCCGGTAGTTTCGTTCGCTTGGCCGTTCGATCAGGGCGTATCGGGCACCGGCAAGCCTGAGGACTCCGGACAGGAAACCCTCTGGCCGGACGCGGAGAACCTGCCGCTGGCCGAGTACATGGCCCTGCTGGAGTTCATCATGATTGCCGGTGAGGACCACGGCCTGACGATGCAGAACATGAAGTTCGATCTGCACCAGTTCCGCGCCGGAGTCCGTCGCTGGCCCGGGATCGGAGACGATTTCGTGGATCTGGTCAAGTGGGACACCCAGAACGGCAACGATCTGATCTATGGTTACCTGCCCTCGACCAGCCTGAAAGGCCCGGGTACGGCAACCGAGCACCTGTGGGGAGCGGCAGAGTCGGACGAGAAGCACGTGATCTCGGCCTACCTGACGAAGAAGAAACTCCCCAAGGGCCGCTGGGACCTGATGCCGTGGGACGTGATCGCGAAATACGCCGATCAGGACGCCCGACTGACTGTCCGCCTCGCGCTGCGGCAGGAGGACGACATCAAGAACGGCAAGGTTTCGTGGATGGACGGCAAGCAGGGCCGCATGACTGCGCAACAGGCGATGGACCGCCGCATGAACATGACCCGGCTGCTGTATGCGATGGAGAAGCGGGGTCTGCCCTTCGACATCGAGGAGGCCCAGATCGCATCAGCGGAACTCAAGTTCCGTGCCAAGCAGTTCGCAAAGGATCTGCCGTTCAAGCCCGCAACACTGGACATGGCCAAGCACTACTGGTTCGGTACCGGCCTCAAGCAGGGGGTGGTTGGACTGGAACAGCCTCCGGTGGCCACGACCGCAGGAGGGGCACCGTCCCTGACCGCACACGACCTCGGAAAGCTGATCCTACAGGACCTGCCCGGGGCTTCGGTCTGGCGCAACTTCGCCAAGTGCCAAGATGCGGACTCCCGCTGGTACGAAGGCTGGGTGACCAAGGCCGGGGCCGACGGTCGGCTGAGGACCAGCGTCCGACAGAACGGCACCCGCTCGGGCCGGTTCAGCGTCGAGGGTATCCAGCTCCAAGCGATCCCGCAGAACTACAAGCTCTCCGGTTACGAGGGCATGGACGACATTCCCTCGCCCCGCGCTCTGATCGGGTCTGCGGTGGCGAAGATGCCGGACTGGGAGATGTGGGAGCTGGACTTGGCCAACGCCGAGTTGAGGGTGGCGGCTCTGTTCGCCGGGTGCCAGCGCATGCTGGACATGATCGACAAGGGGATGGACCTCCACGGCGAAACCGCCAAGGAACTGTTTGATGCGTCCGAGGACGACGAGAACTGGGACCAGCGCCGGTCAATCGCCAAGCGAGCAAACTTCTCACTGATTTTCGGGGTCGGCTGGGCAACCCTCCAGCAGAACATCGAAGTCAACACCGGTATCGTGCTCTCGGACCGGGAAGCACAGGTTCTGGTGAAGGACTGGAATGGCCTCTACCCGGAGTACAAGCGGGCGATCAACGTCCACATGGACCGGATCGCGACCCGGCAGAAGAGCAAGAAGGAGCTGGGCGGGTACCTGCAGATGTCCAACGGCGAGCGCCGCTGGTTCGCCTCGCATGAGGACACCCACAAGGGGTTCAACCAGCGGGTGCAGCCCTCACTGGCCCAGTTCGGGATCGACTGGTGGACGCTGGCCGATGCCTACATCAGCAGCCAGCTCACGCCGGAGGAGCTGGAGCACGGCGGCACGGTGCTGCTGGTCCATGACTCCATGGTGTTGCTGCTGCCCAAGGACCTAGCCGAGAGGATTATCGAAGAGGTGATCCGGATCGGGGTCGAGCTGTGGTCCCGGACGTTCGTAGGGGTCCCGGGTGGCGTGGACGCCAAACCCTGGAACAAGTAGACTTACCTAGTATCGAATAGATTTCTGTTTCACGTGAAACAGATAACCCAACAGAAGGATATAAATTGAGCAACGTTATGGTAGTAGTCGGCGGGCAGTACGGTTCCGAGGCCAAGGGACACATCACCGCACAGCTTGTAAAGCAAGCGGTGCAGGTGGGTCGTCACGTGGTCAACGTCCGGGTAGCTGGCCCCAATGCCGGTCACACCGCCTACGACGACGAGGGAGTGAAGTTCGCATTCCGGCAGGTCCCGGTCGGTGCCGTGATCGAACCGATCGTATCGGTGATCGCCGCAGGTTCCGAGATCGATCTTCCGGTGCTGGTCGAGGAGATCCACTTGGCGCAGGACAACGGACACATCATCCAGCTCCTGATCGACGAGAACGCAACCTTGATCGAGTACCACCACAAGATGCAGGAGTCCGAGGGCAAGATGGTCGAGAACATCGGCTCCACGGCCAAGGGCATCGGCGCTGCCCGTGCCGACCGGATCTGGCGCAGGGCACGCCGCCTCCGCGACTCCGAAGCCGCACTGGAGCTGCTGCGCCAGATTTCAGGGGTCCACGTGATCGATACGGTGAAGTACCTGCACGGACAGGCCACGCAGCCCAACGTCAACATCATCATCGAGGGAACCCAGGGCTACGGTCTGGGAGTCCACACGGACGCCTACCCGCAGACCACCAGCTCCGACTGCCGCGCCATTGACTTCTTGGCCATGGCCGGGATCAGCCCGTGGCACCCGGGGATCGAGGCCACCCAAGTTATCATCGCTTGCCGGGTGTTCCCGATCCGGGTAGCGGGCAACTCCGGCCCGATGAAGGGCGAAACCTCGTGGGCGCAGCTGAACCTGCCGGAGGAGCGCACCACGGTTACCCAGAAGGTACGCCGGGTGGGCGCTTGGGACGGCGAGTTGGTGAAGGCCGCTTTCGAGGCCAACGGCGGGGTCGCGATTGACCACGACGACATGGAAGGCCAGTTGATGCAGCTCGTGTCCGGTGGACCGAAGGTGATGGTCGGCCTGACCATGCTGGATCAGGTGATCCCGGAGATCGAGGGTCTGACGACGTTCGATGATCTGGACGAGCCGACGCTCTCCAAGGTTGAAGAGTGGATCAACAAGATCTACGACGAGACTGGCGCTCAGGTCGCGATGATCACGACCTCCCCCAAGACCGCCGTACTGTTGGGAGCCTAAGCCATGGCCGAATACGTAATCAATCACGCGCTGAACTGCGCTAGTCTGATGCACATTGACGGCGGACACCCTAGCCCCTGCTCCTGTGGGGCCGAGGAGCACGAACGGCGAGCGCAGGACCTGAACAACAGGCCCAGCCCTTGGGCCGTCCCGGTGGAGCAGGAAGGTGAGCTGGAGGAGACCGAGGGTGGGCTGTCCGGCCTGTTCAAGCTCCATGGGATCGAGCTGAGTGAGCAGGAGCGCACCAACCTGCAAGCCAACATCGACCGAGGTAAGATCCTGTCGATGTCCGCAAAGGAGGTCCGCTCGGTCTCCGAGACCGGAGCCGAGAAAGGCGTCAAGGAAGCTAGGTTCAGCTTGATCCCCGTAGGTCCACTCGAACAGGTCGCTATCCACTTCGGTCGCGGAGCGCAGAAGTACGAAGTCCACAACTGGCGCAAGGGCTACGAACTGAGCAAGAGCTACGACGCACTCCAGCGTCACGCCAATGCTTGGTGGGCCGGGGAGAACCTCGACCCGGAGCTGGGCACCTCCCATCTGGCGGCTGTGGCGTTCCATGCCTTGGCCATGATGGAGCTGATGGAGACCCACCCCGAGATGGACGATAGGTTCATCCTCTGATGGGACGGCCCAGCAAGGCGGCACAGGCCGCGTACATCAAGCGAATCGACGCGCTCAAGAACCGACTGCTCGACCTCTGCGCCGAGGAGGAGCGCGGCCTCAGTGTGGACTCGGAGTTCCAGCGGGTCCGGCGCTACCACCACGAGGACGAAATCCCGATGATCGAGGCGTACGAACGCGTGATCGACGAAATTACCACGAAAGGACCGGTCAAGCTGTGACCAAGACACTGTACCTCGCCTACCCGATCGACTTCTCAGGCGGGCACTCGGTCACCCGGCTGATCGGGGATACCGTCGCGTGGGCCAAGGAGGAGGTCTTCCGGGACTCCGGACTACTCGCATACGATCCGGGTGCCGCGTGGACTGTGGGAGGCCGGAGGAAGGTCACTCCGGAGCTGCAGAAGATCAATCAGGCCGCGATCCAGCAGTCCGACGCCATGTTGGCCTACGCTCCGACCGGAGTGAAGTCCTGGGGCGTACCGGCTGAGGTCGAGCGCGGAGCACTCCGGGGGATGAACGTCGCAATCGTCACGGACGGCAACCCCTCGTGGGCCATGCCGGTCGGACCGAACGTCCATATCGTCCAGACCCACCATGCCAACCCGGACGTGAACGGCTGGCGGATTGCTACGATGGACGCGCTGAATTGGCTGGCCGACCAGAAGCTGCCCGCGTTCACCAAGGGCAACCCCGACCGCGAGCGCAAGACGCTCAAGTTCGCTGCAGTCAACGAGCCGTCCGAGGTCCCGGTCCAGTTGCCTACCCGCGCCTACAGCGACGACGCCGGATTGGACCTGTTCGTAACCGAGTCGCTCTGGGTCCCGGCCCATGGGTTCGTGGACATCAGGACCCATCTCAAGGTGGAGTTGCCTCACTGGAGCTGGGGCTTCCTCGTCGGACGGTCCTCGACCCTGCGCAAGAAGGGGCTGCTCGTGAACCCTGGGATCATTGACGCCGGGTACCGGGGGGAGCTGTTCTCCGGGGTCCAGAACATGACCGGGAAGCCGGTCTGGGTGGAAGCCGGAGAGCGGATCGCACAGCTTATCGTGATCGGCAACGGCACCAAGCAGATCGAACCGGTGATGGTACCGGAGCTGGGCACCCACGCTAGGGGCAAGAACGGCTTCGGGTCCTCCGGAGTCTAGATACGGCGAGACCCCCGGTCCTTTCGGATCGGGGGTCTCTTTGTGTCCGGGTTATTCGAACATCAGGGCTTCGGTCGTGTCGTCCACGATCACGAGGTTCTCGCCGTGGGCCGCACGCTCCGGGAGGAACGCGATCCAGTTGGTCTGGTCGTTCTCGTCGTTCCACATCTTGTACCAAACCCGGTCGGACCGGAAGTCGAAGAAGACCTCGCCCGTCAGGGAGAGCGACGGGTCCAGATCGCTAAGCTCGGCGGAGATGTCGTTCATGACGGACTTGATGTTCGCGAGGGTCTCGGTTTTGATGTTCATTTCTGGCTCCTTACTGGAGGGCTGGCCTGTCCTGCCCTCTAAATTAAATTTTACCATATCCTTGCCCTCATGTCAAACCGGGTACAGGTTGGCCCCGGACTTTCGCCCGGGGCCTCGCTGCTAGTCGCCCAGCTTGTCCATATCGCGCTTCCTCGGAGTGTTGTAGCAGATCGTCCGGATCAGGGCGACCGAGACTCCCCACTCCGAGGCGATCAGGCTGGTCGGCACTCCGTCCGCGAACTCCTCCCGGATCTTCGCCATGGCCGCGTCCTGCAGCTTCCGCCGACGACCCACGGCATCGTAGAAGAACTCTGCCTTGTAGGTGGCGGGCTTGCTGTTCTTGCGCTTGTTCAAGGTTGGCTCCTTATCGAACTGGACCGGCCTTTCCGGTCCATAATTTAATTAAATCATATCCGTGACCGTGAGTCAAACCGGACACACAGGAGGACCCCGGCTGTTACGCCGGGGTCCGTGGGTGTTACGCTTCGATCTGGATCCACTTGCCGGAGCCGTCGCGCTTCTCGTTGCGCTCGGTCACGGTCTGGACTCCCTTGACTCCGATGAAGCCCTGACGGCTGGTGCGGGTCGGGTACTCCCAGCGTCCGATCTTCACGGTGCCGTAGGTGTAGATGTGCTTGTCGACCTCGTCGAACATCGGCTCCGGGACCTTCGCGGCCTCTTCCTCGGCGTGTGCGGCCTCTTCGGCGGCTACGACCTCCGAGATCTTCGCTGCGGGCTTCGCGGGCTTGTCGGAGGGCTTCCGGGCTGCGGTGCGGTCAGCCTTGGCGCGGGCCTTCTCCACGAGGCGCTTGCTCATGGCGTCCGCCTTGTGGACGAGGTTCGCGGTCGGCAGGTCCGTCAGGCTAACCTCGGCCTCAGTGCCGTTCAGGACAGCCTCGGCGATTGCCCGAGCGACGTTGCCAGCGTGGCGGGCGTCGTGTCCCGGCTTGTACATCGTCTTGGCCGAGGAGGTGGCCTCGCCGCAACCGCAGGTGCAGTGGCGGGTGGTGACGGCCTTGGCGGTGGTGTTCTGGGTCTCGGTCATTTTTGGCTCCTTCATTGACGGGGCCGGTCCTTCCGGCCTCATATTTCTATTAAAACATATCCTTGACTATGTGTCAAGTTGGTGGGGCCGGGGAGTGTCGAACTCCTGCGACTGGCCATATCCAGCCGGTCCCAGTGGGGGTCCCGGAGGACCCCCGGGGAGGCTACTTGGTGGAGGCCTTCACGAACTTCGCGAAGAGGCGGGTGGAGAGCTGGGCAACCTCGGCGGGCTGCTTGCCGTTGGCCTTGGTCTCGGCGACGAGGCGGGAGACGTGCTTGGCGTCGTGGCCGGGACGGTAGGTGGCCTTCCTGCCGTTGACGTTCGTGCCGCAACCGCATTTGCAGAGGCCACCCTCGGGGATACGGGCCTCGGTGATTGCAGCGGGCTTGCGGGTCGTGGGGGCTGCAGCCTCTTCGACGATCTCCATCTTGTCAGCGAACTGGAGGGCCAGGGCTGCGGTTGCACCCTTGGCGGTGAGCGCTACCCAGTAGTCCTCGTCGTCGCGGGTCTTGGTGAGGTGGCCGGTCTGTACGAGCTTGGTGATTGCTCGGGCTGCGAGGTTGGCCGATACGGGGGTCTCGTCGCGGAGAGCGTCGTACCAGATACCCGCACCCTCGACGATTCCCTCGTCGAAGAAGCTGTAGCTTCCGGCACCGATTCCGGCGAGGATGTTGTTTGCGGCCTTGGCGGTGTTGCTGAGGGTCTGGGTCTTTGCCATTTTCGGCTCCTTCGATCTTGTGGGGTTCCGGGTGAACCTCTAAGAACTACTTTACCATAACCTTGCCCTTGAGTCAAGTAGACCCCAAGGGCAAGATTTTAGGTTACTTCGAGTTACGGTCACGCGGGGCCTCGAATGGCTGGATATTGAGTTCTACCAGTCGGTCCCGGAGTCGGCCCCTGCCATAGTTCACAATGGCGTTGTAGAGGCGGTCCTGCAGAGCCGCTGAGGGCAACAGGATGAAGGCGTCCGAGATCTGGGTCTGGAACTCCTTGGGCTTGGTCTTGCCGTGCTCCACACCATCGATACCGTTGAGGATCTCGATCAGGAGGTGGGATATGTGTTTGCTGTCGTGCCCGGGCCGGTAGACGCTCCGGTAGCTGGCGGTGGCTTCCCCACAACCGCAGCGGCAAAGCGTGGATATTGGACCCGTGGTGGGTGCTGGAAAATCAACCATGCTGTTAGCTCCTTATTCGACTGAGACCGAATTTGGTAGGACCCCTTGCCCTCCTAGTATAAGCCCCGGTTTGCCCGCCTGTCAAGATATGTGAGTAGAGGCCAGCTGGACACATAGTCAAATATGGTGGTAGAGTGGTCTCCAGACCCAGCCGGGGTGGCTCCTTACGGCTCGGGTCCTAGGAGGCCCGGAGGAGATAGCTGGTCGAAAGACCCGCCAGGATTCGAATCCGGGCCTCTACTAGTACCAAGGGGCCGGATAGGGAGCCAATGCGCAGGATAGAAGTAGTGACCATCGTCCGGGTGACCGACGAAAACGACCGGCTTGATGGATTCAAGGTCGGAGGCGAGTATATACTGGCCACAAATGGAGTATCCGAGGAGCAGGTCAATTCACGTATACAGCAGGTCGTCAGCCGAATTGTAGGGCAGTCGGACCCACTTATCACGCTTGAGCTGAAATCGAAGTACCCGACCTCATGATCGAGACCAAGCCCTGCATCAACGAGGACGGCCAAGCCGAACCCGGGTTCCTGCTCTGTACCATTTGCTCATACCGGCTGTGGCAGGAACTGCACTGGTTGGCCGACGTATACGAACCTCTGTTTGAGGCCCTCACCCGGAGGATGAACATTGAAGAAAAAGCGGAACAAGTCAAAGTCCAAGGGGCGAAAGACCCTATGGTTACGGGTATCGCCCTCAATGACGACGCCGCCAAAGTCCGGCACGATATACGCGGAATCGCTTATGCGGGCCGGGGGTGGATTGGCCTACTCAATGGCGGTACAGCTAGGGGACCCGGACGAAAGACCGTCCCCTACGAACTCAGGTACCTCGCCCGCAACTTCGACCAGCTAGACCGGGACCCGACCGGGGAAGATAAGATGCGGCACTGGGGAGCCAGAATCATCGCCGCAAGGCAAGCCGCAGAGAAACTGATCACCCCAGATCCACTCAACTCGGCCTACTTCTACCGGGTGGAGAACCTGTCCTGCTCGGTCCAGATCGGGGACGAGGGACAGGCCATGGAGTGTGGCGGTTCCCTCGGAGTGTGGATGGTATCGGGCCGGATGCTGGACCGGGACTTTAGCTGCAACCTAAACCCGACCCACATCACGACCCGGGAGAAAGCGATCCTCGACGCACACAAGCGGGCGACACAGGTCAAAGCCGCAACCAATCTAATCCGCGCAATCTTGGGCAAAGGGGCCAAAGATGGTAACTCACCTAATCCAGTGCAGTGAATGTGGCAACTGCGACGAGCGAGATCAACCAACAGAGGAGATATGGACATGCAAGCGACACCAGAAGTAAAAACCCGGCCAGTCCTGCCGCACACGTTCGGCAGGTGGGACGAGGACCCGTCCCTCACGCGGGAGCAGAGGCGCGAACTCAAGAAGCTGGGTAGGAAGAGGGGCCGTCCCTACAAGGTCCAGCCCATAAGGACCAAGGGTAAGGGGTAGGAGACCCAGGGTATGGGGTGGGGTTCGTCGGGTATACCGCCCATGTGACGAACCCCACATATACCCAATACTTGACACCCAGTATACTTGACAAATAGAATAGTAGAGTTGGTTTCGTTTAATTGAACGGGACCAACAGTCGTATGGAGGTCAGGCCATGGCGGTGGACGAGTGGGTAAATAACTCAGGCCGCAGGCGCAAGATCGCAAAGGAGATGTTGCCCAAAGGGGTGACGGTCCGATGCTGGATCTGCAAGCAGCCCGGTGCAAACCAACTGGACCACATCAAGCCACGGTCCAAGTACCCAGAGCTGATCTGGGACCGCTCCAACATCGTCCCAGCGCACGACACTTGCAACAACTTGAAGAGCGACGGGGATGGACCCGGGGGACTGGGATTCCATTCCGAGGTATGGTGAGTGACAGGGCAGATAGGGTCCCCATATAGGGGGCATTCGCGCCTTGAGACTCGCCGCACCCGGACAGGGTAACCGTGATA